TGGAAAGGATTAGTCTATCAATACGGTGATGTGCAGTTCGTAGATGGTGAACCACAAATTAATTTTAAACGAACTATACGAAGAATGCCAGACGGAGTAGAGGCAACAGAAGAAGTGATTGAAGAATTACTAAATAATACTAAATTAAATGATCTCATGGGTGATATATTAGTAGAACTCATGCAAGAACAAATGAAGAGGGAAAATGAACAGAGAGATTCTAAAAGAACAGATTAAACGACACGAAGGAGAAGTCCTTGAAATTTATAAAGACTCATTAGGTTATCTAACACTAGGTGTTGGTCACCTGATTAGAGAAGATGATGTAGAGTATGGTGAACCAGAGGGCACACCTGTATCACAAGAAGTTGTAGATAGATATTACGAGGCAGATTTTGAAAAACATCTAGAAGAAACATATCATGTTTGTGAAAAAAACAATATGGTATTTGATGAACTTCCAGAAAGTATACAACATGTATTAGTAAATATGTGTTTCAATTTAGGACCAAATAGACTATCTAAATTTAGAAATATGTTGTATGCATGTTCAGTCAGTAATTGGGAAGAGATGTCTAGACAGATGGAAGATTCAAAATGGTATGGCCAAGTTGGCAGAAGAAGTAGAGAATTACAAGATATGGTATTGGAGACAGCAAAGATATGATGGACTTTCACAACAGAGTATTAATGGCACAAATAAAAGAAGCAGATGCCATGATTGAAAAACATAAAATTAACATTGAAGTATTAACAAAGAATGCATCAGGTGTTGCAGATCATCCAGATACTATGCAAACAGTTCAAGACGAACTTAACAAGATAGGTCATTGGGAAGAAATTAAGTCTGTAATCAAAAAACATTTTGACTTCGAAGGCAAAAGAACATTGACAGAATAACACATAGTATAGTATACTTATATTATGGATTTTTACACCAATGTATGTCGTAGTCGTGACAAGATATTAATAATAGGTTATCAAGGCAAAACTAAAAAGAAAGTTGCAGTCAATTACAGACCTAATCATTACATCTTATCTAAGAAGAACGAGTCGCCTTATAAATCTCTAGACGGTCGTAATCTAGAACTTGTAAATCTAAACTCTATGGGTGGCGCTCGTAAGTTCAGAGAAAAATATTCAGGCGTAGAAGGATTTGAAGTTCATGGTTATGATAGATATGTCTACACCTATCTTGCAGATAAGTTTCAAGGTGATGTCAAATACGATACATCACTAATTAAGACTGCAACTTTAGATATCGAGTGTGAGTGCGAAGATGGTTTTCCAGAACCAATGCTGGCGGCTGAAAAGATAAATGCAATATCAATCAAACCTTTCGGTAAAGAATGTCAAGTCTTCGGTATCGGTCCATGGGAACACAATCAAAATTTAGTCTATCATAATTGTAAGAACGAAACAGACTTACTACAAAAGTTTATTAAGTATTGGCGAACAGAATGGTTTGACATCATCACAGGTTGGAATGTAAACAGTTTCGATATCACATATCTTTGTAATCGTATTGATAAAATTCTAGGTGAAGATGAACATAAGAAGTTATCACCATGGGGTCAGTCACATACAAGAGAATATACATCAATGGGTTATCAGAAGAATCAAATCTTCGAACTCAGTGGTGTAAATATCATCGACTATCTAGAACTGTATCGTAAGAATACATTTCATAATCAAGAATCATATAAGTTAGATTACATTGCACAGTTTGAATTAGGCAAAGGTAAAATAGATTACAGTGACTTTGGTTCTTTACATACATTATATCGACAAGACTATGGTAAGTTTCTAGAATATAATGTTCGAGATGTTGTTCTTGTAGAAGAACTAGAAGAGAAACTAGGTTTTATTGATCTGATTATCACTATGGCTTACAGTGCGAAGTGTAATTACATTGACACATTTGGCATGGTGAAATATTGGGAGACAATCATCTACAACTTTCTCAAAGACCAGAACATACAAACACCACCACAAAGACTTAAAACAGGCAACGATAAGAACAAACCTATCGTAGGTGCCTATGTAAAAGAACCTATTGTAGGCGGTCATAATTGGGTGATGTCGTTTGACTTGAACTCTCTATATCCACATTTGATAATGCAGTATAATATTTCGCCTGAGAAAATGATTAAAGGCAATCGTCAAGATGTGACTGTAGATAGAATGTTAAACAAACAATGTGACTTATCATATTGTAAACAGACAAACACAGCAGTCGCACCAAATGGTGTTTTGTTCTCTCGTGATAAACAAGGCATGTTTCCTGAACTCATGGAAACTTTCTATGAAGAAAGAAAGAAATGGAAAAAGAAAATGATTGAGTATCAAAAAGAGAAAGAAAGAACACACATCAGACACCCTAGAAGAAAAGAACTCGACACATTAATTAAAAGGGCATACAACAATCAACAAGTTAGAAAGATTGCATTGAACTCGGCTTATGGTGCAATGGCGAATCAATACTTTGCATTCTTCTCTATCGACATGGCAGAGGCAATCACTTTGTCAGGTCAACTTGCGATTCGTTGGGCAGAGAAGATAGTAAATGAGTATCTCAATAATGTTCTCAAAACAGAAGATGAAGATTATGTAATTGCAATTGATACAGACTCAATCTATATTACAATGGATAAATTAGTGCAACAAGTATTGCCTGATGCACCAAAAGATAAAGTGATAGATTTCTTATCTAAGGCAGAAACACAAATAGAAGATGTATTAGAAAAAGGTTTTGAAGACCTTGCAGATTACACAAATGCATTCGAACAGAAAATGGAAATGGGTCGTGAAGTAATTGCAGACAGAGGTATCTGGACTGCCAAGAAAAGATATATCTTGAATGTTCATGACAATGAGGGTGTAAGACTCACTACACCTAAACTCAAAATGATGGGTATAGAAACTGCAAAGTCATCAACGCCATTATGGGTCAGAAAGAAACTAGAAGAGGCACTCAAAGTTGTGATGACAGGCAGTGAACAAGAACTCTGGCAGTTCGTAGAGACTGCACGAAAAGAGTTTCGTAATCTGCCTGCCGAAGATGCCAGTTTTCCTAGAGGCTGTAGAGGTCTAGTTCAGTATCAAGACCCTACAACAATTTATTCTAAAGGCACACCAATACATGTTCGAGGTGCCTTGTTATACAATCATCATCTCAGAGAGAAAAGTCTAGACATGAGATATGAAACAATCAAGAACGGCGAGAAGATACATTTTACATATCTTACAACACCTAATCCTATCAACGAGAATGTGATTTCATTCACATCAGTATTACCAAAAGAGTTTGACTTACATAGATTTGTTGACTACGACATGCAGTTTGATAAATCGTTTGTTGAACCACTAAAGGCAATAGTTCAGTTGATCAACTGGAATGTTGAACCTGTTGCATCACTTGATAGTTTCTTCTCATGATAATAAAAGAAGTTGACTACAGAGTTGCAACTTTATTTCTACAGAAGTGGCATTACTCACCTATAATACCAAAATTAACAAAACACTGGTTGGGTTGTTATGTCGATGACGAGTTAGTAGGCGTGTTATCATTGGGGTGGGGCACCAGACCAAAACATACAATACAAGTTTTATTTCCAGAACTAACATCTGCCGATTACTTTGAGATAGGTAAAATGGCAATGACAGATGATATGCCCAAAAATTCAGAGAGTCAGATGTTATCATTAGTCATCAAATGGATTAGACAACATCTAAGAATCAAATATCTATTTACATGGGCAGACGGCATCGTAGGTAAAGTTGGTTATGTATATCAGTCTGCAAACTTTTTATATGGTGGTTTTTCTGAGACAGATTTATATGTGACAGAGAACGGTGAGAAAGTTCACCCTAGAACTATGCAAGGTCTTTTACCTAATACAGATGGTAAAAAGTATGGTCATAGACCAAACTACGAACAAAGAATAGACTTGAATTTGAAAAGAGTCAAAGGCAAACAATACAAATATATCTACCCGATCAACAAAGATGACAGAGAGTATCTCTCTAACTCGACAGTCGATTGGACCATAAACTATCCGAAAGATGACAACTTAGAATGGAAAGTTATGGCACCAGGTGAGAAAGAATGGTCTACAGTGAATGAGATACCATTCATATACAACAAAGATTTTCAAGAGTTCAATAGTAGAAATGTAAATAAGATAGAAGATAAGTTCGGAAATGCAAGCCTTGATTCTTTCTTTACATAAATAACAGTATGGCATATAGTAAAAAAGTAGTAGATAGATT